ATCTTCTTCTTTCTCCGGTTCTTCCACCTTATCTTTCATCAGGCTTTCCGCCCATCCGAACTGCCTGTCAATCTCCTTTTGCAGTTCTTCCGCCATGTTATAGATATAATCCTGTTCCCAGCCGGAAAGGACATTGTCGGCATAGAACTCCTTCAGCTTGTCACGGATCTTCTCCATCGCTCCGGAAGATTCCGTTGCCGCCTTGATGGATTCTGTGACCATCTGCCGCATCATCTTTTTGACGGTATCTTTCGCCGATTCTGCCCGGTCCTCACCAGAAGCCCACGCTTCGGCTTGTGCGTTTGCAAAATTGTCAATGGCGGATTTCAAGTCTTCCCCGAAGATGGTATCTTTGGCCTTCTCCTTGTTTTCTGCTATAACGTCGTTGATTTCCTCGATTTGTTCCTGCCACTCCTTGATACGGCTGTCATCAGTTTTTTTCTTGTCCTGTTCCTCTCTGATCTGTTGCTGGATAAGGATCTTCTGTTGCTCCAGCAGCTTGTTGTTCTGCTCAATCATTTTGGAAGCATCCTTTGAATAGGCCTTCTCGATTGACTTTTCCAACTTACCGTAAGATTTATCCAATGTATCAATTTGATCCTGCAACCGCTGGATACGTTTCTCGTTCTTCTTGTCATGGATTTTGGCGATGGCACCGGCCAAAGATGTAACGACACCAATGGCAGCACCGGCAGACGCACCGAGTGGACCGAACATGGAACCGGCTTTCGCACCGTTCATTGCAGAACTTACAGTGTCCATAGCCACACTGAAACCTTCAGCTATCCCACCGAATACACCACCAAACGAATCTCCGAGCTTCGAAAACGTGTCAGAGAGGAACTGTCCGGTCTGCATAATATCACTCATGCCCTCTTCTATTTCTGCCAAACCTTCTTTTAACTTCCTGGCATCACTTTCAGAGATAAAGACTTTTTTCAGGCCATTTGAAACTTTATTAAAAGAGGTTTCCATTTGGTCGGCTTCATGGCGGACATTGGCTATTTCATCCTTGATGGCCTTCAACTGATCCGGTGATTTGCGAAGCACATCAAACTGTTCTTTGGTAATACCGAATGAATTATCAGAGGAATATTCCCCTCTTTCAAGAAAAGACAAGAATCTTTCTGCTTCATCCGCAATGGCACGAATAGAGGTGATATTCTTTTTACTCATATCATCAAACAGCCGGGTGATGATGGAGGTGCTCTTTTGGGCTTCATTATCCACGTCTGCCAGTTCCTTTTTCATACCTTCTGCAAGGGAAAGCCGTTCCCATTTCGTTGTAGCCTTTGCTATTTTCTCATTATAAATAGCCGTGATAGCCTGACGCTTTTTCTGATACGAGCCGTATTCTTTCAGGTATTCGTTCATGGCGCGTTTCTCTTCCTCCAGTTGTTCCTTATTCACATTGGAGGTCGATTGCTCTCGTTTAACGTATGAATTGACCAAAGCGGTACGGATCTCCACAGTCTGCTCTTTGCTCAGTTTGCCGCCTTGCACGTCTTTCCATTCTTTCTCCTTGGCGAGTATGGCTGCGATCTCATTGTCATAGTCAAGATAAATTTGGGCAATCTTCTTGTCGGATCCTTCTTTCATCAAGTCGATTTCGGACTGTTGATTTTGACGGCGGAAGGAAAGAAGTTCGTTAGCCAATTTCTTCTGTTGCTTGATTTGATTTTCAGCATTCTTATCTTTTTTATTTGAACTGGAGTATTTGTCTATTTGATCCTGAGCCTCCTGTATCTGTTTGGTATATTCATTCCATTCTTTTGAATTTTTCTTAGAAATATCCAAAGCATCACGAGCAACTTTAGCATCTTTTTTCAGCTTTTCCCAGTAGGATTTATTCCTTGTTTCTTCCTTTGTAGTTTCAGTTTTTGTCTCTGATAATTTTCTTTTGAAATCATCTAATGCTTTTTGTTGACGTTTAAGATATGCCTCTTCTTCTGCAATAGCTTTATTATTGTTGACTGTTAATGGTACTCCCGTTGATGGTGACACACCTATAAGCCTCCCATTTTCTTCTCGCAACCTCTTTAATCTCGAAATAGATTCATCTATATTCCGGATATAGGAATCATAAGTATTTGTGTCACGCTCTTTGTTTAATAGCTTATTTGCCTCCGCTAAATCAAGTACAGCTAACTCTTCCCGTTTATATGCTCCTGTTATAGCAGGTGATAGTTTTTGTAATTGTTCATAAGCGGATATTTTAGCTAATTCCGTTTCTGCCTCATCTTGCATTACACGTATTAATGATTCAACTTTATTTTTTCGTTCTTCCTCACGTTGAATCATCTTATCCTGTTCTTCATTGAATCGTTTTTGCGCTTTTTCTGCTGAAGTGATACTTGTAGACATAGCCAACATTGTAGCGGAAAGTCCTGCAACCACCGTAGCGAGTGCAACGTATGGATTGGTTATCATAGCTGCATTTAATGCTAATTGAGCCTTACGAGCTAATATGCGAGCATTAGTAAGCCCTATCTCAACAATAGTATGTTTACTTTCAGCTGCTGTTACAAGCATTACCGCTGTACGATATGTTCCGTATGTTGCGATCAGACCGACAAGTACCTTTCCAATAGTTTCATAGTTATTTATCAAAGAAGTGGTTGTTTGAATCCCTTTTATTATTACATCTTCCGACTTTTGTCCCAATTCATTAAAAACACCATCCATTGCATCTTGCATCATTGACAACTGGCCATTGATAGTCCTTGAAGCGTTCTCTGACATCTGATAGAACTTTCCGCCTGCGCTTGTAGCGTCAATAAACGCCTGTTGTACCATTTCTGCGGAAATTGCTCCATTGGACATTTCTTCTTTAAGTGCAGCAATAGATTTTCCTGTTTTGTCAGACATGATTTGTAACGGATTGAATCCGGCATTAATCATCTGATTAAGATCTTGCCCCATCAACTTTCCTGCTGCCGACATTTGAGAGAAAGCCAACGTAAGCGAGTTAAACCTTTGGGTATCTCCCATAGAGACATCGCCAATAGCCTGTAAATAACGTGGTACTTTCTCGACCTCGATATTAAAGCCTAACATCATCTGCGTAGCTTGGGTTACATCAGAAAACTCAAGAGGAGAAATCTTTGCATATTCACGGACTTGTGACATAAGTTCATCCGCCTTTTCTTTGCTTCCAAGCAAAGTTTGAATAGCGGTGTCTGCTGCTTGAAACTCGCCACGAACACGAACCATGTTTGACAGAAACTCCTTAATGGAGTATCCTCCCAATAATTTTTTGCCGACATTAGACATCGCTTGTTCTATCTGCTTTGTCACACCGACATTCTCTATACCCTCCTGTTGATATAAAGTATACTCGTCACGTAGTTTTTTTACCGATAGTCGTGCATTAGCCTGTTCTTGCGTTAATCCAAATAAAGCAGCTTTCTCTCCATCCAAGGCCTTGCGTGCAGCGTTGTATTCTTCCAATTTCTCATTAGCGGACAATGGATTTCTTTTCAATGCAATACGATAGGCCTCTCCAAGTCGTTTTACATCAGTCTCTACATCTTTAATAACAGCTTTTTGAGTGATAATTTTTTCTGATAATCCGTTTACAACTTGCGAAGCATCGAATATTTTCTTTTTAAAACCTTGGTTTATTTCATTGCCTGCACGTACTGCGGAAGTGACAAGAGAATCCAATTCTTTCGTATTTTTAGCAAGTTGAACTTCCATTGCCCGGAAAGTAGCCGGAGAAGTATTACTATCCATCCCGGCAATAGTAGATTTTAACTTATCTATCTCTTCCCGTAACTTAATGACTTTTTGATAGTCAGCTTCTATGTGAAACGCTAATTTAGGCATACATCAATGTTTTGGATAAAAGTACATCAGACCAATAAAGTAGTAGAATTTTATGGGAATAGATACATGACAATGAAAAGATTGTCGTGAATATAGAATCATGCTCCTCTTTTTTGTCTCATAAGATCCTTTCCCGACATCTTTTTTACTTCAGTTTTCTCTTTGTCCTCATAGACAGCCCTCGGTTTATCAGCACTCATCAAGAGCAAAAGAAGATAAGGAAGATCCTCATACACCTCCCTGTAAGAAAGGTTCAAATTTTCCATGAATAAGGTAATACTTCCTACGATGGTATTGCCTCCTACTAGTTGGGTTTTACTATCAGATTTGCCAGCTCCATCGCTAACTGGCAGACTACGAAAAAATCACGTCCGGTTATTAACTCAAAAGCGACAAAATACGCTTGCAATAATTCTTCTTTAGAACCTGAAAGCATCTGCCGTTCGAGGCTTTCAGCTCTTTTTTGATAATTCGGGACATCACCAACCACCAAGAATGAAAGTCCCTTGACGATATTCTCCAAATTGACAGGAGCAACCTTCATTAATTCCCGCACAGTGCCATTTTCCGGTAAATCGACCTTACTTAAATATTGGGTAGCCCTCATTATCACTTTGATAGAAGGAGCTTTGATTACATATACTGTTCCCCCTACAACAATAGCTTTTCCATAAGTACCGGAAAGTAACTCTGATATGTTTTTTGAAACCTCACTCATAGTTTAAATATTAGAGGGTGATTGCTCACCCTCGTCATTAACTTATCCACCCAAAGTTGTATCCTCCCCGTCTTCCCAGCGCTCAATAGGAACGCCGGCTTTGGTTGGTTTCAACGCCGTAAAAACAAGGGCTAAGCCAATTGCTTTTTCATTCGCTTTACCAGAAGCAGAAACACCGGCACGAGGAAAAATAATTTTCACACCATCTTCAGTTGTGGCACGGACGGTAAACTCTTTACTCTCTACATGGTCGGCACGCTCCCATGTGCCCGGCTTACTCTCTGACCCCGCCGTAAACTTACCACCTTGGAATTTAGCCTTAGTCTCAAGATCATACATACCAATAGAAGCATTGATCTTAACCGCACCCGGCTTTTTAGAGGAATAATAGGTATTTCCAGCTACATCTTTGTAATCCTTAACCTCCGGATCTTCATCCTCATAAGTGAAGGTGTCCTCATGAACTACCGGGACTTCTTCAAAAACAGAACCTTCGGCACCACCAGCCCCGATCGGCGCAACCTCCAGCTTCTGAAGGTTTACCACCACAATTTTTTTATTCTCTGCCATAACTATTTTACATTTAAAACTTCAAACAAAACACTAACATTCACATAATGACACTTTAAAGCAGTGTCCGCTTCCGTTCCTATATTATAGATAGAATAGCGATAAAAAGAACCATTATAGGAACCTGTACTCCTTAATATCTTCATAGCTTGTCTTTCAAGCTCATTCAGTCGGATAGAGTTGGCTTCATTCTTGCTCAAATCGGGCACACAAAGATTCACTTCTGCGAAAGACTTCTTCCAATAAGTCCCCGGCTGTTGCTTCTTCGTGTGAATGACAATCCTTTCGGACTTCAATTCACCCGTCAGCGTTTCACCATCAGGCACTATATCTATTCCGAAAGCCTTGCAGTCCCGATAGAGAATGTTTCCTATGTCGGTAGTTACTATCATTCCACAATCTCCCAATCTTCTGCAAATACATCACTGATAGACGGAACCCATGAATCAGCGCGTCCGGTATTCTCGTTGTAGATAAGACACTGGCTTGTATAGTCAATAAATCCCTTACCTTTCAGAATAAGGTCTTTTGCCGATTGGGGAAGCGATTGCATCTTAGGGATGATGTCGCTTTCGATATGAGCTGGCACTTGTTTGAATACCATCAAACCTTTACCGTCCCAACCACTTCTACGAATTGGATAACCTGCTTTGAGAGCCATAATAGCCATACCAAAATTCATCTTTCGCACTTCTGCGCTATCAGATCCTTGCATACGTTGTATCCTAGCGTCAAGAAGGCGTATATAATTGAACATGGTGTAGCACTGCATTTCAAGCAAACACTTGTTGTACGTATCATTAACAACTTCATTCATTTTTCCAGAATCTATGAAAGCGGCTAACTTTACATATCTGTCATTCAATTCGCTTGCTTCAATCTGCATACGGTCCACAGGAGTTTCTGAAATCTTATATGCCTTTTCAAACACATCTTTAGGACTCCAGCTTTCATATCCATCTTCATAACGAACATGATAGCCCTCATCGTCAAAATTTTCCGTTGACGGTTTTTCTCTAAGAAGATGTTTTCCCCACGCATCACCTCTTGTCATAGGTTCTGCTTCAATCTGTTTTGTTCCAATGTACTTTTTCATTTTTCAAATTCTTCTTTTAATCGTTTCTCCGCAAATAAAGCGGTACTACTTAAAACATCATACCCTTTAGATTCTACGAATGATGCGTATTCCGCTTCGTTTTTCAGTGTCAAACCATCTTTATCGACATCGTAATCATTGGACGTTCTCAAAGTGAGTGTATGGTCTTTATAATCGCCATATTCCTCTGCGTACTTCACGGCTTCATCCCCCACATCAATCATCTTCTTTTCGACCTCCCATTCTCCTTCATCGAAAAAAGAGTCGACATCTGAGAAATCGAAATCTACATCCATAATTCTGAGTAGTTAAAGTAGTTTGTACTCTTTACCGTGTAGACTTCGCCTTGACCTCTTACGCCATCACCATCCATGCAACGTACTTCATCGCCAGCCTTGACAGTAATTCTTTTCTCACATACTACATGATAATTCGGACGATACACAGAGCCGTTATCAGATGAAAACTCTTTGGTAGTGTTATCATCACAACGGCATTTGCCTACCTCCTGCCAGTATTCACCACCTGTACCGGGAATGGGTCTTCCGAACTCATCCTTAGCCATCGGGGTGATAACTTTAACCTGCAATATGTGTGGAGCGAATATCATAAGAAAGTCACTTTAGGTTTGTTACCCAGTTCGTCTTTCAAACCGTACTGTTTACACAGCCATGAGTACAATTTCATTAGACTATCAACATAATTAGACCAAGACACAGAAAATCCGCTTTCGCTGACCGAAGATGGATTTTGTATCATCCACGGAATTTGCTTTGCACAAGCGACCTCTAATCTTGCCCGATTTTCCTCGGCAAAAGGTTCTTCACCATCCAATCCCGTTCTTGAAAGTATATTTTCAACTACAAGATTAGACGGGGTGTTCTTATCAAATACGCTTAGTACAAACTCCTTGTTACTCATGGCTGCTATCATTCAATATGGTGTAATCAGTTTACTATATGCGGTATAGCTATAATGCGTACAATGTTTAGATTTATAGATGTATCTGAACGGACATTTTGGAACATTAATTCGTATCCCTTGAATAGCCGCTTCCTCTTTCATCGAACACATCATAGCCGGGTTATTTGCAACCAAGAAGACGGGAGGTGTCATGGTCAGTACAACACAATCAGCCGGAGCCGTTTCCAAAGTGATAAACTGAATATCCGGCAAACCGGCATTAACCGATGGATTCACGTATTCACACTTAGGAGATTTCACACTTGATGCCTGCACGCTCAACGAAACCAAAGACATCATTAAAAAGCCACACATGGCAAAAATAAAATTCTTCATTTCTTTTCTGATTTATAAAATTAGACAATGGAAGGGTAGAAGCACTACCCTATCCTTTTACTCGATACCTAATGCTTCTTTCAGTTTGGCTGTTGATTCTTCATCCAGTTCTGCAACCTTAGCCAAAAGAGTTTCCTCTTTCATATTGCCGGAAGCCTGCGCACCGATAGACTTCAAAGCGTCAACCAAAGCCTTCTTCTCAAACTTCTTTTCAAAGAGGGAGATTTTCACCTCCTTCTTTTCTTCAGGGGCTTTCACTTCGGTATTTTTTGCCTCAATCCGTTCAGCAAGTCTGCGGCTTTCCATATCCAGCACACGGGCTTCCTCACCGACTTCAATCACTTCACCGGGAGTATAATACTTTCCGGTGAACTTGTCGCGGAAAACTGATATAACCTTTACTTTCATATCCTACCCCCTTATGCTGATTGGATGGATGCAATTTCGCTCAAATCGAAATTGGTTATCAAATCTGGATTGGAAATCTGCGGAATCCACTCTGCCGTATATTCCATGTAGCGACCGTTTTTGTCACGGTGGTTGGAGATAAGCATCTGCCCCTCTGACGGGATATAAGTACGTCCTTGTACTGGATCTGTCGCTTCATACGGGGTATGATGGCGCATATAACCAATGTTGTCAGAAGGTAACAGAGTAATACGGTTATCCGCGTAAATCTGCACATTCTTTCCCGTCTGGTCTTTCACGTAGTCCTCCTTGATTTCAATACGCGGCAAACCGATGCCGGTGAACACTTCGGAAGCCAAAGAAGAGGAAACCAATCCCGTACTCAACTTCATTTCGTTGCTGCCGAGAATCATCTTGTACTGCTCACCAAATTCAGATGAACCAAGAATAAGCTTGTTGAAAGATGCACGAGTCATAACCATCTTGGCATAAACGCCATAGTCCGGTGCCAAGGAATGAAGTTTCTCTCTCAAATAAGAGATAAACATATTCTTTCCGTCCACAACCACATCTCCACTTTTCGGCTTGATAAAATTGAACGGAAGGGTAATCTCCAGCAGTTTATTATTGGTCTGACCGGAAGTGATTGCAGCGTCTTTGTTGTAAACGGTGGCTTCACCAAGCATCAACAGCGCACCGACAATAATATCCATACGCTTGTGGGCAGCAAGGGTAATCTGACGGTAGTCGTCTGCCAGGAAGTTTACAATCTCTTCCATTGCAGCCTTTTGGTCGGCTGGCTTAGCTGCATTGAACTTGTCAATCAAATCCTGCAATTCAGAAAGACGGTCAATAGACATCTGATAAGCATCACCCAAATAGGCAATCTCACCATATCCGGAACCGATGTTCCGACGTTCACGAATGGGTTTCTCTCCAAAACGTGAATTGATAGAGCCGGCCATAACTCCGGTTACAGAACCGATATAATCCTTGAACACACGAGTAGTTACTCTGCGGAAAGTAAGATACTGCTGCCAATAGATTGTGTCCTTGCGTGTCTGGTTCACACGTCTGATGATAGCGGAAACGATGTTCGCATCATCGAATAATGTTTGAATCGTTAAAAACATATCCTACCTCCTTACTCGTTAAATTCAAACCATCCCTTCATGTTGGCTTTATCGTTCTCGGAGAACGGCATAACCAATTTTGAAGGGTCAATCTCTGCGGCTGTACGAAGCAATGAAACCAATGTAATTCCGTCCTCAACCTTTGTACGGTTGTACAGAGCCGAATTAGCGACATGCTTTTGCTTTAAACCATCAACTGCAACCGCATTGAATAATACAGCATCTTTGGCAATATTCTCACCAAAAGCAGCCTTAATAGTCAATACATCATAACCGGCATTAGATTTATCAATTGCCGTTACTTCTGCGCCTTTCTTGCCGCTTCCGACAAACATACCCACATAAGCCAAAGAGTTCTTGGCTACTTTGATAGACAAAGCCTCTCCACCAGTGGTATAGGCTTCTACAACTCTCACATTGATTACCGCATAAGCGAACTTGTTTTTCAAGTCCGCACAAATCGGTGTAAATCCGGGAAGAAAACTTCCCACTACCAGGTTCTGCGTATCAAGTTTGAACGGACCACGTCTACGAATGCCGGTCTGGACATCGTAGCGTTCCTCTTGCTCAACGGGCGGAACCAAGTCATACTTAAATCCTGCTGACATAATTAATTCTTGTTTTGTTCAACAATAGTTTTCGTCCCCTCATCAATCATCTTAGCGATAGATTCAGATTCTTTCTCAATCTTCGCTTCCGCTGATTCGGGAGGGGTTACGCCTTTGAAGCCGTCATTTGCGAACTCCTGCTTCAAATCCTTGAAGTATGCGTCCAAGTCCTCATCGTCCTTGATGGCGCATCGTTTGGCGTAGTTTTCGGGAATACCATACTCCTTTGCCTTTGCCAAAATCTGCTGGCTACGTGTTGCTTGAGCCTTCTCCGTTTCAAACTGTGTTAGCTTATCAGAAAGGCTCTTGTTGGAATCAATTAAAGCTTGCGCCCATGCAGGCACATCGTCTTTATTCTCTTCCGTTTTAGTGGTTGTGGTAGTCTCGATTGGCTTACCGTCTTTAAGGTTATGTTTCTTCTCGTAGTTGGAAACTGCGGTCTTGGAAGCATCCCCGGCACGGAAATCACCATAGGAATTAAGCACGTCCGAAAAATTGATACCCTCAATAATGGAGTTTACCTTTGTCTCGTCCGTTACACCCTCTGCCTTCTTAGTGGCAATGCGGGTAAGAATAGCAGTGTCCACCCCTGCGAATTTCTGTTGTAGCCCTGCTAAGATTTGTTCTAAGATTGTCATACCGTATGAATTTGATTTATAAATTTCTACGGTAAAATTCGATCTTAATAAAGAGAATGAGAAATAATCAGGATAGTTATATACGACAATCAGACTATTGTCATAAATATGGCAAAAAAGGCGTGAAACTGAATGAATCACGCCTAAAATATATCACGACAAAAACTTATACCCCCAACACTATATTTGCATCAATATTTAGCTTCCGGCTTATCTCACGAGCAACTTTCAAGGTTGGTTCACATTTACCAGATATATAATCACTTAACCGTGATGGGCTGACGCCAACCAATTTTGCAAGTGATTTTTGATTAAGCCCCATTTCGTACATACGAAGTTTAAGAACATCTACAAGTGTTGGTTCTCCCAATGCAAAATGTTCTTCGGAATAATCAGCAACCAAATTAGAAAGAAGCTCCAATTCTATGCTATTTGGGTCATTCAAAGGAGTATCATCTTTCACTAATGGAAGAAGTTCCTCTACTCTTTTCACCGCCCATTCATATTGGGCTTGATTTTCTATCTTTGTCATAATCCTAAATATTAGCGCAATCTATTCTATCATATTCTTTATGAGTACCAATAAAGCGAATATACACAAACTGAATAGTGAATTTAATCACTACTACCAAACGATAGTTGTTGCCTTTGATGTTGAAAACATAGTGTTGATTACCTACATTATCAACGCTATTAAACGTTTTCTTAATATCGGCAAAACAGGTCCACTTACTTCTTTTCACAATGGTAGTCCATTCTTGCAAAGCGACCTTTGAATCGGGATGGTTCTCTGCATATTCTTTTAATGCTTGTTCGGTAAATATTCTCATTGGTTACTCAATTATCGTGTGACAAAAATACATATATAATTCTATAATTCAAAATTATATTCTAATATTTACAATTTAAAGAGCAAAAAAATAGCGGCAACTCCAAAGAGTCACCACTAACTATCCTATTTTCCCTATCAAAAAATTATAAATCCCGTAATTTTTCTGACTAAGAGGCGTTTTTCTGTCCCTTATTTCCGATTTGCTCATTCTTTGCCACCTGTTCCTCTTTGATTTCCTTCAGCTCTTCATCAATGCGATCCGCGTTCCCAGCAAACATAATGCCCTCACGTCTTGACCATACACCACCACTAACAGCGGAGACAGCCGTAGTAACCTTATCATTCAAATCATCAATCATATATGGAACCAGTTCTGTTTCTATGTCAATGGTCTGCGATGCCTTGCTAAACTCGGTTGGATTGATAGAGCCTAAAGCGGAAACAATGAAATTTACTCTCCGCTGTAAAAACTCGCCGATAACCTCACCGTGATTTTCTACTGCCATATGTGCACCCATGAACATAAAGCGGAAAGCGGTTCCTGATGCTTTGCCTACCCCCTTCAACGTCTCAAAGGATATTCTTGGAGTGTTTGACATATCATAAGCCATATTAGTGAGTGTTTCTGCTTCAAAACGTACCGTATCCGGAACTTGGTTCCACGTCAGATACTGAGCATCCGCACCTTCACCCGTAAGTTTGACCATTCTGTCCTTAACCTTACCCATGAAACCCTCTACATCTCCAATTAGCTTCAGCAGTGGGAAGAAATGATAGTCTATACAATCAGCATAATTAGATAGCAATTTCTCTAATCGGACCCGAAAAGTCTTTATCTTCTTGCAGTAAGGTTCAGGACGATAAGCATAGAGAACCGGTAGTTTTGGGAATCCATGAGCAAAAGGCGTTCTTTCTTCATACCCTTTAGACAAATCCCATTGATAAACCATTTTGTCCGTGATAGTCATAAAGCAGATGACCTCCGAATCATCCATGAGCTTCTTCTTGTACTCACGTGAGAAAGCAATCATTTTACCTTCGTCGTTAAAAAATGGGTATAGATTATCACCTCTGAATGGAGACCATAACACGCTTTTCAGTTTCTTGGTGGGCTTGACCTTCCCCCCGAAGGTAGTCTTTATTTTCTTCCAGAACTTTGCCCAAAACGAATCATCATCGGTAACATACCAATATTCTGCCGCTTCCTGTTCGGATAACCAAGCACGGACAATCTTCTTGTTCTGATACTTGATTTTATTGGACTTGAATACGGCCTTTACAGCATCAAGCAGCTTCTTTTCGTCATCATCAGTCGGAGTGCAATCTATGGAAGGCTCAGTACCAACAGTGAAAGCAGTTTGAATGTTCACTATATCTTGTTCCAATGGAATGGAAATACGGTTCACCGGTTCAGTCTTATACTTTGCTTCGATTTCATAAGTCTTACCAGTTTTTTCATCGAAGTGTTTCTCTGCTTCTTTTTCAAGAACCTTTCTGTCCGGATACTTCTTTTTGTCAACCATGATTTCATGGCGTTCCGGATTCCAATCGTCCCAAAGTTTACAACGGTCGGGAAGTTCAGTTTTTCTACCTTTCTTCAGGTAGTTTATCTTCTGCCCGATGTCAGGGAGTGCTAATATTTCTTCTAAATTCAATGGCATAGTTTATATTTTTAATGCGTGAATATTCCTGTTAAATCTTTCGGCTTCTGAATCTTACCAAGAAGCTCACCCAAAGCCCAATACCTTGCAGCATCAATGCAGTTATGAACAAGAACTCCATTGGCAAAATATTCATGTTCACCTTCAATGGTCAAATCATATACCTCGCAATAGCTTTCACTTATTGTTTTTACGTCTGTTACTTGCTTGCAGTTTATGTGCGCATTCTTTTGAACAGCATTTGGGCTTAAGATACTTGTTCCCCATGAATGTGATTCCGCAGTATTGGCACACCATTTCTGTCGTACATTTAGGCGAGGTGTACTGCCATTTGTGATGGCATTTCTTTGAGCAAAATCGCTGATGAACATTTGTTGCTGTGAATCGTCCGCCACATTGCTCGCACACTCTCTCTTCGCTCTGTAATCGGGCAATTGCCTTAATTCTTCTTTGATTCCAATTTGATTTTGTATATGCGCCTTTTGTGTTAAGACCCATTCTGACAATATTGTCAATTTTCTCCGGATGTAGCCTATTATGTTCACTTCTTGAAACCGCTTCAAGGTTTTCAATCGAGTTATTGAGCGGATTGTGGTCAATGTGGTGGATAATCTTTCCATTCGGAATTTCCCCATGATAGAATTTGTAAACGGCATGATGCAGCATCTCGCTCTGTTTGTTTCCGTGTCCAAATTTCCAATAGTAATAATTGGGGTGTTTCCCATTTGGATACCGTTTGTACACTCTCCCGTTAAATTCGATAGAACAAACAACTTGTCCCCTTTTGTTAATTTTCCGTACTTCTTCCATTTTCCGTTTGCGTTAAATTTATGTTCTAAGGTAGCAAAAAATGTTCGTTTTTCAAAGCCTATAAAGACTTCTTTTTCAATTACTTTTCTTACTCCGTTATTGTGTTTCTTAAGCACTTTTTTATAACCATTTCGTGTAAGAACATAATCCCCGACCCGAATATCCTTGATAGGAATATCGCCATTTATGGTAGTAATCAGTGTGTCTCCACGAAAGCAGTGGTTGTTTGCATCCACTGGAGTGTTTATATACCTTCCGTCTTTATCTTTATCCCATACATAATTCCTCAGCTCATTTTGCAGGTTGTATGAACGCTTGGTTACGAAAATTTCAAGACTTTGCATTTTGTCAATTCCTGCATTGATTGATCCAGCACCTTTTTCGACGGCATATATCCTTATTCCCCCGTTATGGATTTCTTGTATCAATCTCGGATCTGCGCTATCGGCAATAGTTTTCATGCCCCAGGGTCTAAGCGATTTGACTATATCGGTTGAAAGCAATCCGGTTCGGTAATCTACTTCGTCAAGATATAGTCTATTATCCCATATTCCGCACCTAACTATCGCTGTGGGGTCCATGCTATACCCAAAGTCCAGCCCTATGCCAACTTTTTTGCATTCAGCCGGGAACTCGTCAACAATTCCCCACTTCTTGAACACAGCACCTTCTGCAACGTCAGCCCACCGGCCGATAACCACATGAGCATACTTTTCAGGATTACTCACCTTCATATCTTCCACCTCTTTCAGGAACTCAGGAGAAAGGTTATCC